CCTAACGTTTCGTTTGAAGAAGTTACATTAGACATTTATAACAGCAAGGTATACTTAGCTGGTAAGCATTCATGGCAAGAGACTCAAATCAACTTGCGTGACGATGCTGCTGGTAACGTTTCTAAGTTAGTTGGTCAACAACTACAGAAGCAGTTCGACTTCGTTGAACAAGCATCTGCTGCTACAGGTCAAGATTACAAGTTCCAAATCAACTACGAAATCTTAGACGGTGGTAACGGTACAATGACTCCTAACGTTTTAGAAACATGGGAATTGTATGGTTGCTTCATCAAGTCTGCAAACTATAACAACATGGATTACAAGTCAAACGATCCAGCAACTATTCAGTTGTCAATTCGTTTCGATAACGCAATTCAATCACCATTGGCTTCTGGCGTTGGTACATCAGTTGGCCGTGCATTCGGTGGTACATCAGTTACTGGTCTAGGTTAATATTTAAATGTCAGGATTCTTTCAGAACCTGTTACGGGATAATGTTAGTCAGATAAAGACTCAAGCCAAAGGTGCAGTTGATGCATTCTTTGGCAATGATTACTTGCGTGATTATACTCACGCAAGTAAAACCTTTGTGGCCGGCAATTACGCTTACGCCCCAAAGTTCAAATTTCTCTTTCACGTTTACTTTGATATCAATACTGATTTGATTGCTGCCACAGGCAGACTTCCAGAAGATAGAAACTTCGGTCTAGCAGTCAAAACAGTTCAATTACCTAAGTTCAGTTTTGACTTAGCTACGATGAATCAATACAACCGTAAACGTGTTGTTCAAACAAAAATCAAATACGATCCTATTACTATCACATTCCATGATGATAACGCAAATTTGATTCGTAAATTGTGGCATACATATTACACTTACTATTACAAGGATGCGTCACAGACTGATTTAAATCCTGGTAGTACTAGTAATAGAAACATCTATGATAATATCTCAAGTAAAGACCATGATTGGGGATACATCGGTGAAGGTAATGATAAGCCAACTCCAACTGGTGCAGCATTAGGTGCTACTAAACCAGTATTCTTTAGAACCATTGACATCTTTGGTTTAAGTCAACACAATTTCTCAATGTATAGATTAGTTAATCCTATCATTGAAAGCTTCCAACATGATACACATAGTTACTCTGAGGGTAGTGGCATCATGGAAAACACAATGACACTACAGTACGAGACAGTAAAGTACTACGAAGGTGCATTAGATGGTAGAAAGCCTGATGAAATCGTTAAATTGTTCGGTAAACAAGACCACTACGATAGAACATTCAGTCCTATCAATAGACCCGGTAGTAACTCTAGTATTCTCGGTCAAGGTGGTTTAGTTGACGCTGCTGGCGGATTCATGGACGACTTAACTAACGTTCCACCTAACTTCTTGGGCGCTATCCAGAAGGCAGGCACTGTTGCTAAAACATTCAAGAATCCTAAGAACGTTCTTAATATTGCTAAAGGCGAAGCAGTTGGTATGGCAGCAGATGCTATCATGGGAACACCTAACAGAAACACTTTGTTTAACTTCCCATCGGCAGCATCATCCGTTGTTAAAAGTACAAATACTGCTATTGGTAGTACTCCTGTTGGCACTGCTATAGTTAGTGCAGCCAATGCAGTTAAGAAATAAATATACTACGAGGTATATATGGCACAAATAGTAGACGGTCCACAAACACAGTTAGATGCAACAGTAAGAGTATTTGATAGTTTTTACAATTTTGATATTAACATTAATGCAAATGAGTACGAGATTGTAAGATCCTATTTTCTTTCAGTTTCAGAAAAAGAAGATATTGCAGATAACTTTACTACAATGTTATTTCGAATAGCTAGTATTACTGGTGAAAATTCATTAACATTATTAAGTTACCTTCAAGGCACAACTAAGCTAGAGACAACTGCTCTTATGGCTTACTATCTAAACAGCTTAAAGAGTAAGACAACTTTATACGGAGTAAGCGCAACGCCCACTCCTAATGAGAACGTACAGCGTAACGTGGTTGTATAATGGCTAACTTTGCACAGGGTGTATACGAAGTAAGAAACCCCGAGAAGTATATCGGTGGGCATAAGCCTAGATATCGCAGTGGATGGGAGTTTACTTTCATGCAATTTTGCGATAGCAACAAATCAGTATTGAAGTGGGCAAGCGAAGCAATCGTTGTACCTTATATGAATCCACTGACTGGCAAACGTGCTAATTACATCCCTGACTTCTTTGTAGTCTATCAAAACAAACATGGCAAGCAAATCGCCGAAGTCATTGAAATCAAACCCAAAAAACAAAGTCTTATCGAAAGTCGTGTAGCGTCAGCACGTGATAGAGCAGTAGTAGCAGTTAACCATGCAAAGTGGGCTAGCGCAAAAGCATACTGTATGCAGAACGGCTTTACCTTCAGAGTCATTACCGAAGATGACCTTTTCTACAACGGTAGACGCAAGTAATAAATACTACTATTATTAGGATAGTAGCATGACCAAGAAACTCAGTGAATTATTTGAACTGCCGGAAGATGAGCAGACCTCTGAGCCACATGAATTACCAGCAGCACAAGCGTTTGAAGTAACACAAGAAGCGTACTCGACACTAGAAAAGATTGAAAACGCATTACCTCAAGTAAGAGGATTAGAAGCCAGTGATACTGAGATGGATGAGCTAGCAAAGCTAGCAACTGACAGTTACAAAGACCTAATGGATTTGGGTATGCAAGTTGATAGTCGTTTTGCAAGTGAAATCTTTAACAGTGCTAGTTCTTTCTTAGGACATGCTATTACATCTAAGACTGCTAAAATCAATAAGAAACTTAAAATGCTAGATTTACAGCTAAAGAAAGCTAGTTTAGAAGCTAAAAATGCTGGAAAAGTAGAAGAAATAGAGAACACTCCTCTAGGCGAAGGGTCATTAGTAGATAGAAACGAACTACTCAAGTCGATACTAGCAAAAAGTACCAGCAGTGATAAATAATATAATAGGAATAACACAATGAAAAGCCTTCGACACTACTTAACTGAGAGTACTCGCACTTATCACTACACGATTAAAATCTTGGGTGATGTAGACAAGAACTTCCTACAATTATTCACTCATAATTTGAGCAAGTTTGACCCAGTCAAAATTGAAGACCCAAAGACAACACCGATTCAGAAGAACCCATATGGTTTCCCTGCTGAAGAAATGAATCAAAGTGTTACAATCATCAAAGCAGAATTCAGATACCCAGCTACTGAACCAATGATTCAACAAATTGCACAACAACAAGGATTCAATATCAATAGAATTCGTGCAATTACTACCGATTTCAATGATAGTTTGAATGCAGAAAATGACAAGTATGCAAACCAGATGGATGACTCTAAGAAAGAAGCACTGCTAACTCAAGAAGAATTAGCAGACAACGGTAAGCAGGCTGGCGAAGATTACGCTAAACAATACTTAGATAAAGTAGTACCTACAAAGCCTAGCATTGATTATGCATTTGCAGGAAAGCCTACTACAAAAGATGTCAACAAATCAAAAGAAGGTATACAAACAAAGAGCCCGCTCAGTAAGGTTAATATGCCTCCTAGACCAACTACTGGAAAGACTATATAACATGGTCGACTTTACAGCAAAACAACTAAGTTGGATTGTTATAAGCGCATGCGGTATTGGTGGCGGCGGCTACTTAACAATCGACGGTAAAATTAAAGAAGTTGATAGTAAAATTACTATCAGCAGTGTAAGACAAGAAGCAACTAATGAAAAATTAGTTGATATGGCAAAACAACTTAGCCGTATTGAAGATAAATTAGATAAAAGAAGATAAGGAAACGATATGGATTTCAGAAGCCTATTACAATCAATGACTAACATCTCAGAAGCAGAAGGTAGTCGAGTACACAAAGGTACTTATGGTACTAGTCACGGTAAGGAAGACGTTCGTGACCAATATGGACACAAAGTCGGTAAAATCGACAAAGATGCTCAAGGTAAAGAAGCAGCACCTAAACAAGGTCGCGGTCGTCCAAAGAAAGAAACTAATGATGGTCCTAAGTTTGACACATCAGCATTGAGTGCAGCATTCGGTGGAAGCAAAAAGCCAAGCGGCAAAGTTGGTACTGTTTCTAAGAAGCATTCATTGAAAGAATACATCGAAGATGTTGCATCATCAACACTAGTTGAATCTCAAATCGAAGAAGCAGTAAGCAGAAAAGATTTCCGTATGGTAGCTGACTTGATTAAGAACATTGAAGATCCAGCGAAGAAAGCAGAACTAGCTCAACACCACGCACAGATTTTCAAACAACAAAATCCAAGATTCAGCCCAGAAAAGTTTTATGCAGCAGTAGGTATTGATCCTAGCTTGTCAGAAGAAGAAATCACAATCAAGCCAATGCCAGGTGCATCACAAATCGTTGGTGCAGATGGTGAGACATTGGGTACAGCAGATGCAGCTACAGCTAATACATTGAAGCAAGCTGCCGCAAAAGGTACATTGAACTTGGGTGCAAAGCAAGGTATGGCTGAAGATGAACTAGATGAGTTCATTGACGTAGATTCATTAAATCAGTTAGCTTCCCATCCAATGGCCGGTACACTAGCTGCTGCCGGCGGCGCAGCTTTAGGTGGTGCAATTGGCGGAGCAGTGAAAAAAGCCGGTGATTGGTACGCTAACAGAAAAGAACAACAAGCACAACGTAATCAACAAACTCGCATGGCTGAAGGTAAAAAGCCAGACTTCTTAGATGTTGATAAAGATGAAGACAAAGAAGAATCTTTCAAGAAAGCTGTCAAAGATAAAGAAGCCAAGAAGAAAGTTAAAGAAAGCATTAGCTTTAACGAAATGTCACAGGATACACAGACCGAAGCACAAGAAATGCTAGCTGAGTTACAAGACGACATCGAAAACTTCGTTACTACTGGACATTGCAGCGACAAATTAGAAGCATTCTTGAAAGTTCACGGTCATTCTAAAAAGAAGATTACTGATGAAGGTTCAATCGAAACTCATACTCAACACGGTATGGATGCAAAGCCAAGCAAGTTTGTTGCAGTTGATCCAAAACAAGCTCCTACTCCATGGAAAGTAGATCCAATTCAAGCAGCTACAGACAGAGCAGGTAGCTTTATTAAAGGACTAGTAGCTCCTAAGAAAACATTTGAAGGTACAGATATGAAAGATATGCAAGTTGAAAGCTGGGAAAATCAGCTAAATGGTTTATTAACTGAAGGTATCACTGTATCTTCTAGTCAAGGTCAACAAGGTGCACCTGATTCAGTTACAGTAAGTGCAACTGACGCTGATTCACAACAATTATTACAAGTGTTGCGTCAAGCAGGCATCGGCGCATTTGGTGGCGAACAACCAGCAAGCAACTACGGAGCCCCGATGGCACCTCATGGTCAAAGCCCAGAAGGTCACGGTACAGAACCAGAGTCAGCTCCTGAAGTCGCAGGCGACGGTGATGACATGATGGCTTTAATCAAGAAAATGACTGGCATTCAAGACAGCGGCACATCAGGTCAAGAGCAACCAGGTACTTTAGAGCCAGCACAAGGTGGTGATGAAGGTGGTCAAGACTACGAAGACGAAGAAGGTTCAGACGAACAAGGTCAAGAACAAGAGCAAGGTTCAGAAGAATCAGAAGAAGAAGTCACAGACGAAGGTAACA